CCGGAAGGATCTGCGAAAATTTGCAGACTTTCTGCTTGCGGAGACGCAGCTGACCAACATGGTCGAAAATCTCCAGAACGTGTTCTGATCTTCTAGAACACTAAAGGAGAGTTCTCAATGGTCAAGCAAAAGAGGTTTCCCTCTATGCGCGAGGTTTACTTCGCGCTTTGCAAGAAGGTTGATTCCCCAGTGTCACTTGGTGCCTGGTTAAGATTCGAGCATGACCAGCTCGCCCTTGCCAGGATGGACATAAAACCGAGTGATTACCAAGACCCCGAGTCCTTTGCGGCCGACTTCCTTGTCGTTAGTCTTCTCCAGAAATGGAAAGGGCTAGTAACAGGATTAGACCTAGAGGATGAAGCACTTCAGAAATTCGAAACTTCTGAAGCTTCGTGTCTTGAAACGAATCGTCGAATCCGAAAAGCTCGCTGTGAACCCATAGACGAGTTCACCGCTTCTGTCATATCGACAGCTAAGCGTAAAATTAGCAAGCTGCTTGGACCGATGACGTTGTTCAAGATCGAACCTTGGTTTGGATGGGGACCAGGTGCGACGTATGAGATTCCTCGACGTCGTGCCTTTGTCGACACGAAGATGGCAGAACTCCCGTTTGCTGTCACGCCCCGTGCTGAGACTCTCTTTATCTCAGTTTTAGGGAATGACCTTCATTGGTCATCAGCACTGGAACCTTCAGAACGCCTTACCGAAAGGATAGGTGTCTGTAGAATACAGGCCGTGCCAAAGAATGCGAAAACCCATCGCATTATCGCAGTTGAACCGCGAGCCAACTCATTCCTTCAAAAAGGAGTGGGAGGGTACTTGCGAAGTAGGCTGAAACGGGTTGGTATCGATCTGGACGACCAGAGCCGGAACCAGGATGGCGCTTCGCGCGCCTTCCGGGACGGCCTTGCAACTATCGATCTGAAAGCTGCAAGTGATACCGTCGCGAAGGAGGTGGTTTTCGACCTTCTTCCCCCGGAGTGGGCGGACTTACTCGACGATCTGCGATGCCACGCGGCAGAAATGCCTGATGGTTCGATAAGACGTCTCGAGAAGTTCTCATCCATGGGTAACGGGTTCACCTTTGAACTCGAATCCCTGATCTTCTGGGCTGTGGTAAGCTCAGTAGTGGATGCGCTCGCTCCCGGCGGCGACGTTCTGATTTACGGAGACGATATCATCTGTCCTGCTCTTGTGGCAGGTAAGGTGATTGAGTGTCTGGCTTTCCTAGGGTTCACGACGAACGAGGATAAAACCTTTACGTCAGGGGCCTTTTACGAAAGCTGTGGCAGACATTTCTTCCAAGGGAAGGAAGTCACTCCTATCTATCAGAAAGAGACCATCGAGTCCGAAGTTGAGTTGCTTCGGCTCGGGAACCGCCTGATGAGGTATGCATTCCACTTTAGCTCCGAGTACCAGCTTTTAAACTGGACCGAAAGCGCGTGGGAGTATGTATACCGTCAGGCCACCTGGTCAAAGTCTTACCAGATCCCTTTGGGGACACTGGGAGACGATGGCTGGGTGGTCCCTGCGGACAGGTTCTTTGCACGACGTCAAGACGGGAGTCTTGGCCAATCGTGTAAGGTTATGGTCTTCCCTCCTAGACGCTTCCCAGCGTCAGAATCAGTCGTGTACGCTTGGGCCCTTAGGGGTCTTCGCAAGCATGACGACGAGGAGGTGCGCTCGCTGGCATTTATGTCTCCGCGGAACAGTGCGAGCCCCATGTCCGACCGGGAAACCGGAAGGCAGGAGGCGACCGTTGCTCCAGACGCCACGGAGGCAGTGCCGACAGCAGGCACTCGCTGGGTAATGCCCAGCTGGGAGTTTTCCCTCAACTTTTAAACGATAGTTGAGGTGGTGGGGC